GCACATTATCATAGAGTCTTAAAATTTCATCTGCAGGAAGAACTGTGTAAATCCTACTATTATCAAAAAAAACAGTATAAGGCGTATTATTATCTAAAGCCCCTGAACTATCTTCATTAAACTTGTCAATTTTTTCTACCACCTTAATCACATTAGAATCAGCTTCTTTAAAAACTATATCTATACCTATAACGTCATTAGGACCACTATTATACTCAATAGTAATAGAATTAAATCTATTTAACATCCCATCATTTAAAAGAGAATCGGGAGAAAGAAAAAACTGACCCGCACCAAAAGCAGGATGAGTAAAAGGAGAAAGAGCTGAATATTCGTTGTCATCATATTTATATCTATACGCAAAACATAACATACGATTTTCTAAATAATTTTGCTCTTCAGTAGTAGCATTACTATCTAGATTAAAAGACAATGACGGAGGCATTAATGGGGGTGCTTTAATAACTAAAAGGTCTTTACCTGCAAACCCATCTACACCTACCGTACATGTGGTCGAAGGCGCGACAGCCGCAGTTAGAGGAGGTTGAAAGTAGTTTTTAATTACATTGATTTTTCTAGGAGGATTATAGTTATCCGTCCAAAAAAGCATATTTTCAACTAAATTAACTCCTGTAATAAGTCTTTTAGGGTTAAAATTTAAAGTTGTTGTCCATTGAGAATCGCACACCACCCCATCCCACATACTTATAATAAGAGGGTCGGTTGTGCCGGTTACGGTATTAAAAGATAACACCATATCACATCGTTGAAGATTTTGAGTAATAGTGTATGCCACACCCAAGCCAATACCTCCTATTGATAAATTTCCCGACAATTTTAAAGTGGTATTATCTACTATTTCAGTGATATATACATAATCAGCATTAGTGCACGTACCACATTTTACAATATCTCCCACATTTACTGATGTAGTAAAAGTTTGAGTAGTATCTTTAAGTTCTAATGGGGTAGGCCCCGCAGTAGTAGTGCTTGTTACTAAAACAGTTCCCGGAGCAGTAGCTCCGCCACTGTCGGTAGGGTATATCCCCATCCATGTTGGGTCATGAACAAACCAATAAATAGTTTCATTCGCAGGGTCAGGATAAGTCCCAATGCAGGTAGCATTAGGGCTAAGTTCAGCACTGCAGGGAAATCCCGGTAAAGGAAAAGCGATAGTAGTAAGCTGAACATTTCCTTTAGTGTTTTCAACTGAACCTATTTCAGAAGCTTCCGTAGACCCTAATCGAACATTCATAGCATCTGCGTACTCTCCATTAGGAAGTAGTCTTTCGTCTACAGACTTATTCATTATACCTGCAGCAAAATTTCTTTGAAGTTTTGACATTGCTATTTAATCCATTTATCCCGCCCTCTTAAATTCATAAGAAGTCTGCCGGGGTGTATATTACTAATTCTAAGTTTAGCATTTCTTAATAATGCTGCTTTTTCTCGTTTGGTTCTATTTATTATATATTCTTGTGCGCCATGTTTAGACCCAAGAATAGCATATTTAATATAGGCATATAAATATTCTTCAAATAATTTATTTACTGAAACATTTGCATCATTTCCATTTTCCATTCCATCAGATACATATTCTAACACACATGATTCATTAGCCATCGTCGAATCAAAATTAATAACTCCTCCCTTTTTATCAATAGTAAAAGTAGGATTAGCATTAGCTGTTTCCGTATTTAAGCCATAACGTGCTCCAATAATATAATCAAAATACCATGCTCCTTGGTAATAGTATCCCTCATATCCATCAAACAAGGGGTTGTTTTTATTTAAATAAATACTTTTTTTACCACCTGTAATTCTATCATGGTCTAAACCCGAAAATTGAGGTTGCAATGCTGCCCCCCATTCATCAAATAAAATATTATTATTATTGTCCTGTAGGTAGGCTGCCGCACTTCCTACTTGAATGTTTTCTGTTAATGGTCTTAATACCCCATCTTTATATAAAGATATTCTAACCCAATTCACATAATCAGAAGGAAGTATAAATCGTAATTCAGTTCCCACCGTAAGTTGTAAAACTTTTATTTCTTTAAACGCGTCATAATTAAGTTCTTGAATACCTCGTTTAGCGTGAAATAGAACCTTGTATCTTTCTTCGTTATTAATAATAGCATGATTACCATTATACATAAGCATAAAGTTATTTACTATATCACGCAAAGACACGTATTGATAAGACCCCCAATTTTCATCAGTAGGATTATTACCGTTGTTTTCATAATATGTATATTGTGATATATATGCCATTATTTCTCTTCTTGTTTTGTTGTGGCTATTTCATTCATAGCAAATGTAGCTACATCTGCTTCTCGAATTTGAACACCCGCATATTTCAATATTCTCATTATTAAATCGTTCATATTATCCTGAGGGACCTCAAAGTTTTGATAATCGACCGCACCCCCATTAAATAAAGGAGTATTAGCTACCATTGTGTAGGTCCATTTAGGGTCTAAAGGATATCTAATATATTGACAAGATATCGCTCCTGCTTGATTAATAGTAGAAGGATATACTGTAGCTAAATTATTTCCCAATACATAAGCAGGAAACTGCGTAGTGGGGGCGGTAAGATTAGAGCTCGTTAAATTAAATATTTTATTTTGCTCTACTTTTTCTACCTGTGTAATATTAGTTGCCTGATATATAATGTAGTTTTCTGTTGTTGCCATTATATCCTGACTCATTGTGAGGTCAGTGGCGGAGTTTACCGCTGTAACATACGCTGTTGTGCTATCAGTGGTGTTAACTACAATACTCCCAATAGCCGGTGAAGGTGCAACAGTCGAAGCTGTAAAGCCGCCGGCAGCATCTACTAAATGATTAGCTAAAGTAGCGGTAGTTGTTCCGTTAAATAATTGAGTAGGGTAATAATATATCTTATCAATAAAGTAATAATCAGCGGGAAGACTATATAGGTTAGCGGCAGATTGAGTTAAGATATTGTTAACTGAAAAAATAGAAATATTTTCTTCAATTCCTTTTTTTATATCTGCATATCCTGTTCCTGAAACTCTAGCATTTTCTTTACTTAACTGATAATTATAAGAGTAAAAAAAATCCTCAAATATATCTAGTTGTGCTTGCTTAGCAAAAAGGTTAAAATCCCCCGGGCTTAAGTATCCGTAATTATTTTTATTTAACACCGATAAAACGGTACTATATACTTCATTAATCATAGAACAAAGATACTAAAAAAAAAACTCTTTTTGATTTTTAAATACACGGAGTATCAAACATACATAGTTGGACTTCGTTTATATACATTTGTTCTCCCGTAATGCTTACTGCTCCTGGGAACTTATAAGGGATTTTAAAAGACACATTTGGAGATTCTAACAATCTAATTGCCGAATTAGTCATATAACTAATTACTCCTTCTTTATGGTCGTCTAGGTTAACTACAGTGCCGTCAATGTTTGTAAACATTAATTTTACCACAAGTCCTCCCGCATAAACTACAGATATAAAAGTCCCTCCTATTATAGTTTGTATATTATCAATAGCTAACAGATATTCACCCCCATCTGATGTGGTTGAGGTTCTCTGACGAGTTCGCACGATAAAGTATTTATTTTTAATAGGTGTTGCCATATTATGTTACAGTTATAGAGTTTATAGTAATAGGAACAGATTTTGCGTTTAAGAATGGGATTTCAGAATTACACTGTCCTGTAGCTTTGTCTTTAGAACCTCCTATGTTGGGCTTATCTTGACCATTCATTCCTATAGGCATTACTTGTTCATCGTTAATAATCTTATCTATAAAATAGTTTAATAATTTATATTTATCTACTAGATTAACTCGGTCGCTAAGACCAAGGGTTACTTTTTTACCTGAAGTATAATAAATATTTATAGTCTCTAGGGGAGCTCGTGAATCAGGAGCTATAAGCATTATATCACTCACCGACACATACACGCCATAACCATCTACTCCTATAATGATATAATTTCCCATAAATACAAAGATAATAAAAAAAGGGGACTAGTGTCCCCTTTCTTTCTCTGAGTAGCGATAATACTAATTAAGCATTAATAACAGAAACAGGAGTTAAAGTTAGCGTTAAATCATAAACAGGATTTGTCCATGATGTTTCTAACGCTGCTTTAATTGCCGCCTGTACTTCTACTTGAATAGCGAAATCAGTCATTGCTGCAGTAGTAATAGTGGTAGCCGTACCGTCATTATACTGAATAACAGTAGTTGTTGCTGTTGCAGTTGCTGCTCTAACGGTTTTAATGCCTTCTATTGCTACTAATTGGTTTCCTTCAAAAGCTGCTGCTGCATCACCTTTGATATTTAAAAATTTTTGCATAATAAAAAAAATTACAAAATTTTGTGAGACTATTCTCGATACAAAGATACATTAATTTTTTAACGTCTTCTCAAGTAATTTTAATGCCTCTATACCATCATCACTTTGTAAATAGCTTGCCACTGTTAAATTAACATCTTCGCCATTAGGAACACTTAATAATCTCTTTTTATTAGACTTAGTGTTAAAATTAACTTTACTTCCGTTTTGCATTAATAACCCTGCGTTAAAAAACTTCTGAACTTGTGACTGAAGTTTAATCAATGGGTCGCTAATAATATTTAAAAAGTCTATAGGTTCTGTTTTAGCAAACAATAAAATATCTCTTTTTAACTCAGCACTACTAAGGGTGTCGGTATTAGAGCTATATAAAACTCTATGGATTTCTTCCATTTGGTCAATAGTCATTTTACGAGCTTCAATTAATGCGTCTACCTCTGCAGTTAACACCTCTACTTCTTTAGAAGCATTTCTCTCATAGTTAACCTCCTCAAATCTTTTTCCATTTAAAGGATGAGCTGCTAAAAATTTTTGCAAAACCTGATTGGTTTTACGAACAGATAAAAATCCATCTTCAAAAATAATAGGTTCAATAACAGCATTACCATCTTGCTCATCGACATAAATACTTTTTTGGTTACGAGCATAACGCAGTTCTCGGTTAGAGCCTGTTTCTTCATTAAACTCTAATAATGGAAATCTGTTTGTGTGTCTTGTTGGAAGCAGATACGATAAAGGCGCTTCATTCCTTGTAAGTTTGTAGATTTTATCTACGAATTTTTCTCTTTTTTTCATTTCAATTTAATTTAATATAATTTATAAATAAAAAGATAAAGGGGGCACAAGGCCCCCCTATCTTTCAAAAATACTATTCTTGGAATAAGAAGAAGTTATTTGCACCTAAAGTACAAACAGCTCTTTCTGATAAGAAGTTAACTGTCATGCTATCAAACGCATCAGTTTTTGCTCCTCCCGCAGAACCTGTAATCCATGTTTTGTATCGTCTGTTTTCAGTTTCTGAAGCACGATATCTCACATGTAAGAAAGGTCTCTTAGCATTTTTACCAAGAATTTGGTCATAAACAGTTGTAGAACCCGCAGGTACTAATAAACCATTTACTCTACCTGAGCCTGCGCCCGTAGGTAGACCTCCTCGCATTGTTGGGTCATTTAAGTATTTCCAATCAGACTTGTAGAAGTCATATCCTCTTCGGAATCCTGTGAAACCTAGATTCAACGCCATCTCTTCGTCATTGTCAAACAATCCATAAGAAGTACCTCCTGCTCCGTAAGAGTTTTGTGCTGCTAACATATCATCGATATCAAAACCGAATTGTCTGTTACAGAACACAACATTCTCTTCAATAGAACCTTGGTTGTCTAATCTTCCAATCATTGCATCCCAATCAGCTAAGGCTGTAGGATTTCCTCCACCCCAAACATTACCTCGGTTTCCAACAACATAGAAAATACCTTCTGAACCATTTGCTTCCGCTGCGTTAGCAACATTCAACATTGGAACTGCCTCAATCATCGATGTCTCAAGATAGTCGTCGAAACGTAATCTTGTTTCATGTTCTGATTTTAGATACCATAAGAATCCCGAAGCTCCATTTTCTGAAGTTACTTCAATCCATCCCATCTGAGCCATATCTGAACCACTAACCGCATATGTATCTTTTAAGATAATTGGGTTATTAGCAAAGATGTAGTCATCAGATTCTAATGAACCTGCCATTCCATCAGTGCCTTTCGCGAACTCAGAACCATAAATAAAGATAGTCGCATCTGCATTACCTACAAGTGTAGTAGCTGCTGCTGAACCACCTACTTCATAGTATGCAACTGTGAAAGTAGTTGGTGCACCTGCTGTAGGAGCAACAGTAACGATACCTTTATTAGAACCTTGTCCATTATTCCACACCACCATAACAGTTTGTCCTTTTCTAATTGCTACTCTAGCATTTGCCGCGAACGGATTAGTTGCTGTAGTAGAATTAGGAGCGACAATACCTGCCGGTTGTGCCGGGTCATTTACTTGCCAAACTTGTGTGTTTTGACCTGCAACAGAAACTGCTGAACCACATTGTGTATATTTAACGTGCAATCTACCTTGTTCTGCCCATTTAATTTGGTCGGACATCGAAGGCATTTCTGCACCTACTAATCTCAAAAATGATGAGATAGTACGATTACCATATCTTTCAAATTCCTTTTCATAAGTATCCGGTAGATACTGATTCAAGAAATTAAAGTCGGTAATATAATTTGTACTCGTAGGGACCTGCTGCGCACTAGGCTGCAAATCAAATCCCGGAGTTGCTAAA